AAGATTCGGGTCTTCCCGAAGATCACTAGCTGAAATGACTCTCTGCTCAACCTTCATGGTTTCCTCCATGTCGTCACGCACTAGGCGCATCTCCAACCGGGTTCACGACCTCGCCAACTGGCGTGTCAACTAAAACGTCAATCGGTGCGCGACCAAGCTCGGCCCGCACTTCATCGCGGGTCACAATGCCTTCCTTGAACAAGGCAATGTTGATGTCCGCAATCGTCTTGGTGTCACCGCGAGTCAAGTCAGTTGCATCAAACGATGCCGTGAACTTTGCGCCCAACCCGGAGTTCAGGAAAATGTCAGCGTCACGCATAAGGCTCTTCTCAATGCGCGACAACCAACGCCGCAACGTAAAGCGCAAGAAATGCTGGTACTCCATTTCAGTGCTGCTGTACTGCATTGACTGCCCCGCGACGCTTGTCTGCAGCATTGCGCTCGGCACCTGAAACAGCCGAGCCACATCGACGACACTCGCATCCATTGCCTCAAGCAGCTTCGAATCACTCAACGGCAAACTCAACGGTTGGTAACTCATGCCCTCCTCAAGAATCGCCGTTGAGTTGGCTTGGTCGCCGCGATGCGCCGCATTCCACTGCGCCCGAAGGCGCTCAGCGGCATCAGGGCTAAGCCTTGACGGGTGCGTCAACACTCCGCCAGGCGTCGCGTTGTTCTTCCAAAACCGCCCCTGATACTTAGCTGCGGCAGCGTAAGTACCCAAACCCTGACGTGCCATTTGAATTGGGCTCAAGCCAACAAGACCATCAAAGCTCAAGCCGCGAATGTGCAAGATCGTTGACTGCGTGTACGGGCCTTTCTTGCCATCCACGACGTACAAGGGATAACCCTCACTTGATCGCGTGACCTTCACTCGACTCGGATCAAGAGGCCAAAGCTCAACAACACCGTTGCTTGACTTGATCTTCAAAACAAAAGCGTTGCCCCAGAGCAACAGTGACAAGACGATCTGCTCAACCATTTCGTCACCGGCCATGTACTGGTTCGGGAACGCCAGCAACTTCGCTGCTCGATGCGACGGTGTTTCAACCCTTGAACCGTCACTATCCGTCCGATAAACCCTCAAAGGCAACGAACCAACAGCACCAGCCACGAGCTGCACCGCAGCCCAAACGGGCACCAGCTGCACACTCGTTTTTGGCGAAACGTTCTCACCCGAATACGTTGAGCCCAAAATCAAGGTGTCGTCGTTGATGAACTCGACAGGGACTGCGCTGCGCGCTGTCCAACGGTCAAACAGTCCCAATGGGTTCCCTTCGTTAGAGCGTGATTAGATCGCGCTGCTCGTAAATGCTGCCCACACCGTCTTGCTCGTTCGCAACGGTGAACACGAGCAGCAACGCGATCAAAGCGTCGATCTTGCCCGTCCCAACTTGATTGGTACGGCCCTTCGAAATCCGCCAGCCGCGCTCAGTTTCACGGACCGCACCCGACTGCACATGCGACTCAAACACCGGATCGCCGTTGTGCACAATCTCGCCACGGTTCACGGCTTCAAGCAAGCGAGCGCAAGCCGGAACGGTGCGCTGGTTCGTCATCGGGAACTCAACCATCAACAGGCCGCGACCTTCAAGCTCCTGTGCCGAACGACTGAACGCCCAACGGTCGTAAACGACGCCCTGCACCGAATAGAAATCAGCAAGTTGACTGATGTGGTTCTCAATCAAGGACAGCTGCAGCTCGCCGCCCTCTGGTGGCTCAAAGACAGTCGCCTCAGCCATCCAAACGCCAGGCGCATCATCCACGCCCGGTCGCTGCGAAATGACCACCACGGCGCTCGTGTCGTGCCGCAAGCCAATGTCAACGCCAACCCAAACATCAGCGTGCTCTGGGATGAACATGCCAACTTCAGCCAATGCGCCCCACTTGCCCGGCTCGATCCAAGCATCCTCAAGGCTCGTGCACCACTGGTTGCAGGCGTACCGCAACCACTCGCGCTGATGCGTTGAAGGCGAATCAAGACGGCGCTTCAAATCTTGCTCAGTGACAAACGATGAGGGGTTCGCCTTCTTGACGAGCTTCACGTCGTCCGTGTCTTGCCCCTCGGGAACCGCCCACTCGTGCGCCACGAAAGTGCCGTCTTCACTACGAGCCCGCAAATGAAACCCATCCAGCTTTCGATCTTCCAAGAGATGCGCCCGCTCTCGCAACCGCCCGAGTGGGCTCTTGAAATCAGCGCCAGCTGTAGAAATCGTAACCATGCTGCCATTGCGCTTCCCCAATCCGTCGCGGAACACTGCGTACAAATCAGGCGTCTTATGACGGTGCAGTTCATCCACAAGCGCAAGGGTTGGCGCAACGCCATCGCCCGTATCCGCGCCAGCGGCAAGAGTCTTAATGAACCCCGAACCTTCGCGCCGGCGTAGCTCCCGGTAGCCAGGGCGAGCGAGGATCAGCTGCTGCAGCGCCTCTGACCGATTCACAAACCCCAAAGCGTGCTGGTACATCAGCGACGCTTGATCCCTCGACGCGGCAGCGATGTAACACCGAGCGTCATCAGTTGTCAGCAAATGAAACAAAGCCGTTGCTGCGAAGAGCGTGGTTTTACCGTTGCCTTTTGGCAAGATCACAACCATCTCTTTGGCCCCATCGAAATGATCGAGCAACACGCCCTTCTGCCAATCCTCAAGGACCAACGGGCCACCGTTCTCGGTAATCAACAGGCCAGAACAGAACCTGTCAAAGACATCAAGCGTTTGTCTTGCGTTCTCTGAGTGCGGAGAGTTCGTCAAGGATTGTTGGCGCTTTTCCCCCGTCGCCTTCTTCATGTTTCTTCTCCCACGGTCGCTCAAGCAGGTATTTGATTGCCTGCACATTCCCCTGAAGCGCTTCGTGCTCCAACAACGCGACGAGCTGCTTGACCGACAACTGGCCGGCGCGTTCGTCTTTGACCAACTCCGCAGGAGCTGGCTTGCGGCGTTGCGGCTTCGCGGCGTCATAGGCCTGGGCAAACTCAAACTTTTCGCCCTCGGTTTGCAGCCGTCCCAACTTGAGCCACTGAGCAATCGTGCGGTCACTGACACCGACTTCAAGGTTCGCGTTCTTCTGCGATTGGCCTGACTCAACAAGTTCAAGCCACGTCTTGCGGCGTTCGGGGGTGAACCTGATTACTTTGGCCGCCATGTATCTACGACCTTCCCAGCTTGGCGCTGTTTTTTACGGGCACACAGGGGCAGGGTTCGCAAAAAGTTCATCAGAAAAAAGTTGGCCGTCGTCGGCGAGTCCTTGCAAGGCTTGCCATGCGATTCGCCGCGATACGCGCGACTGCTTGCTGCGTCCCTTGTTCCTGCTCACGTTGCATTCTTTGTGCGACGCGCGCACGTTGCGGTAGCTGTGCTCGCCACCTTCAGACAGGGGGATGACGTGGTCAACCTCAAAGGCTTGCGGGTCAGTAGACGGCACTGTGCCAAGTTGTGGGATTGGCTCGCTGCAGATGTGGCAGCAACCTTTGTCGCTTGCGTATACGCGCCCAGGATGTACGTGCTCAAACCTTGCTGCGTTGCGTATTGCTTCGATACGCCAATGCCATTGAGCGTTGCGCGTCAATCGGTCAGTGCAAGCATCGGTGCATCCAACGGACATTCCCTTTGCCATAAATGGTTCTGGGTTGCCGCATCCTAAGCACATCGGGTGATAGACGAACTCGCCCATGTGACTCACGGAGTGGCTCAGCTTCTTTGCTTCTTGTCGACGGCGAGTTTGAATCTTCTTGATGCGACGTTGTTTCTTAGCGGCGGCTCGGGTGCACGCGACGCACGTCGGTTTGCCTGAGTCCCAATAGAACGTGATTTGCCCAGCTTTTATGCGTTTGGCAGCTTGCTCGTTGTCTTCGTTACGAATGTCGTAACCACACACGTGGCATTGCCAACTGTGAGGCACGCACTCGGCGCAAATCGAGGAGCTTGTGCCCTTGCGCCCACGGACGTTGCTCATTGCTGGCACGAAACTGACGTTGCAACGCAAGCATTGTCGCGGTTTAATCCGCGCTTCCCGATGCCGGTTAAGCCGCTCACCGGCGCACGCTTCGCAATACATTGGAAGCCGTTGCCGTGCAGCATCAACAAGCCGGTTCATTGGCTTGCCGCACTCTGCGCATGGCCTAATGCAAGTAGCTGGAATTGCTTGAACTGCCCCTGTCACGTCTGCCCCCTGATTCAGTACCAGAGTGAAGCTAATACACAACACGGACGTAACGTAATTGCGTGTAAGTTGCCTCGTTTAGCGGGCTCGCTTAGCCCTGTCTCTTGACTCAATGCGGTTGTGGCATGACCTGCAGCACACCACAAGGTTTGTCTGATCGGTGAGGCTGCCGCCCTCTGAAATTGGTGTGACGTGATGGACAACAAGGTCAATCGACGTGCCGCACTCAATGCAAGCTGATTGCGCGTTACGGATGGCTGTGGCTCGCGCTTGCTGCCATTCCCGTGATTGGTACGGACGGTTGCGGCGATGTGGTTGCCGTGCCCTGGCTTGTTCGTACGAGCGCCGGGCTTTCGGTTTGCAGTCCGTGCACCGGCTGCTTGACCCGAGTTGAATGAGCCGACCACACGACAGGCACGAGGTGAGCATTACGCTCCAATGAGTTCAACCCACGGTGCGCCGAACTTAGAGCTGCCCGATGTCAACGTGGGGATTGACGTGCCGCCAGTCCACGTCGTGGCGCGGCTGTAAACCATTTGCTCTGATGTCACTGACCCAGTCGTTGCGATCAGCAAGGATTCTGACATGGCGAACGAACCGTAGTTCGCTGCTTGAATCAACGGGATCGTAGGTGATGTTGCGCCGTACACGATCACGCCAAGCCAAAGTTTCGTGCCGACTGTGAGTGCAAGTGTCGTGTTCAACGCGAGGCTTGTGGTGTTAGAGAACGTAGTGCTGACCG